TGAATTTATCACTAAGTATTTTGATTAACGGGACTGAAAAAATGGAAAAGATAGCGCTCTTTGTATTATCTCCTTTGGCATATGCGATATACATTCTAGTCGTATCAATCCTATTCATAGTCTATTTTGCGTTTCTGCCCTTCGCAGCAATCAGAGGTAGAGCTAAAGAATTCAGCCAAGAATGCGCATTGATGTTAAAAAACATTAACGCAGAGGTTTACAATTCTTTGAATGGTAAGGACGTATAAGTAAACATAAACTTTTGAGCATTTCATCACTAAATCACGATGACTTGCAAAAGGGCAGAAAACACACTAAATTGTAGCTGAAATGTTATAGAGACATTTTTACACATAGCCACGCAGAATATTGTGTTTTTTCGGCCTTTCGTATTGGACTCCCATCGAAAGGCTTTTTTTTACCTGAAATAAAAATAATCATGGTGCGCATTTCGTACAATATGTTAAATGGATTGTTTTATAACCAACTAGGGGAGTAAAGATGAAATCCAGACTTTCAGCAATACTTGGCAATAATGAACTCGTTACCGAGCTTTCCGAAAAATCAGTAAGTCAACATAGGAAAAAGTGGACTGAGAGCTGTAAAAGTCAGAGAAGAAAGAACCCAAAGCCTTACAAAGCAAGAAGACCTCTTGATCATATGTTTAGCAAGGGAAGGTCATCAAAATGGTGTGAAAAAGAACTAGGTTACACAAAAGAAGAATTGGTGAGAAATATAGAATCAAAATTTAAAAATGGAATGAACTGGGGAAATAAGGGCGATTGGCAGATAGACCATATAACCCCAATTCAAGACTTTATAGACAGAGGCATTACATGTCCAAAAGCAATCAACGCGCTGGATAACTTGCAACCACTATGGAAAGAAGAGCACTTGAAGAAATCAGCGATAGAGAATTCTATCAGAAGGAGAAATAAATCTCACAGCAAGATTTAATATTGTGTATACTAACCACGAAATCAAGCAGTTTCATATTTTTCATATACTCAATGTAACAAAGCCCCTTCGCATCCTTGGGGGCTTTTCTTTTAACTAGGCTGTTAAATGCAAAAGGCTCTATCACGGAGCCTTTTTTATTACCCGTAGTATTCCTCTCTTGCAGCTTGGCTCATTTCCTTGGCCCAGTCTGCATACTTCTCACCTACTCTAGGCGTCGAACCCCTGAACATAGCTTGCTTAGCGATTGCCTTAACTGGCGTTTGCCCGAATGGTGTCAGAGTAAAGAACATATTGAAGAACTGCTTTTCAAACTTCTGTTGAGCATCGGTATCAATAGCGGCGTGTATTCCACTGGTTGCTAGTCCTAAACTTCCACCGATAAGCTTTTGTAATGGTGTTCCCACGGTATAGCCAAAGCTCGACGGGTCCATGAATGCTTGATAGGCCGCTTCTGTTGGTCGACCAATAACGCCCATTGCTGCGTCTGCATAGGTCTTAGGGTCTTTGAAGTGCTCTTCATTATTAACACCCGTTGCCATGTTGTAGAGCGCATCGGTAACCAAGGCAGGGACAAAACCACGAGCGGCCATAGTGGTAAAGTACATGCCTAGCCCTTTGGTCCCACCATATTGATATGCAGAGCGAGCACCAAAATACATGAGCTTACCTGTAAACTGCCAAAAGTGAGTGACAATGCTTGCTAGTATTGGGTTGCCACGGCAAAACTTGTAAGCCCACTCACTCGCAACGATAGCTTTCCCCGGCACCGCTGCAAGGTCGTTGTTATGCTCCATGTGGGCAACCTTAAAGCCTAGCTCGCCCTCAAAGTCAGCACTCACCATAATGTCGTTATCTTTTGAGTACTTGGCTAGCTGATTCCATTCGTCAGGGGTTACGCCATAGTTCTCTTTCATGTCTCGCTGTAGAAACTCTGGCAACTCATCAAGCGATAAGTCTGAGTGAGCCTTGATCATGTTTGCGTAGTTCTTAGCCTGTACCACTCTCAAACCGTGGTCTATTTTCTCAAAGTGGTTTATTAAGTGATTACCTATGTTTAGCTTGCTCAATACACCTTTAACGGGAGTTGTGGCAATGTCGTATCGCTCTGACACTGTTTGACTAAATGCCTCAAATAAGTCTGCTGTCTCAGATAATTGGCGCATGGCTTCGCGCTTAGTAGCAACATCTTTACCAAATCGGATTGGGTCCAATAGACCTTGGCCTAACTGGTTAACAATGTGCTTTGCTGTGTTTGGCATGTTCCATTCAGAGCCATAACGCGCAGCCATGTAAGCCTCACCCACTGCTCTATCTGCCATAGGCGCAAGGAACAAAGTAACGGGCTTTGTTGCCATTAGCCAAGCTTTGGCCGAATTGATTTTCTGTTTAACTCTGTGTTGATAAGCCGAGCTTTGATAGTCATCACCAAAGAATGAGTCTCGATAGGTCTGTAATCGCTTTCTCTGAATAGATGATAGGTTTCTATCTAGCTTTATCATGTGGTCGTCAATGAAACCACCAGCCACTTTTGAAGCTGCAAATTTACCGCTGACTCTTCGAATGTGGTCAACGTAGTTACCAACTAGAGTGTTATCAGAGTACTTATTGATAAAGTTAACGGCTGCTTCTTCGCTGACGAATGGCAAGTTATCAAATCCAATGATAGAGGGCGAGCCTTTCATTCTGGCTTCCCGATAATCGTGCAACGCATTCTCTAGGCTAGGAATATCCAATTCCTTTTTGCTATATCGGTCCTGTATCATCTTCTCTAGCTCTTCCTTGCCATAGGCTGCTAGTAGGTCACTTTGAAGCTCTCCGAGTCCACCCTCAGTCATTACTGTTGGTCCGACCTTCCACTTACCACGAAACAAGATTCCATTCATTTTAGTAGCACTAATTGCTACGGGGTGAGCTAATGGATTATCAAAGCCGTACTTATCCATTACGCCAAGACCTTTAGCGACTCCGTTAATGTTTCGCTTAATGGTGCTGATTAGCTCTTTCGTGGCCTCGTGGTTGATATCATTGGCTGCATTCTGTGTTTGAATGTCTTCAATAAGGTGAGTGGTGCCAACACCTAGTTTTGACTCATAACGCTGCTTAGCTGCCCATATGGAATTGACATCACCGTGAGCTTGGTCAAGCACACCCTTCATACTGGCTTGACCTTTGACAGCTCGAGACTTCAAAGAGTTCTTGCGAGCCAAGTCCATGTTGTCGTCAATAAAGTTTTTGATGATGCGTGCTCGAGTTTCCTTGATGGTGGCTTTTAGTTGCTTGCGCTGGTCAACCAGTGACTTAGCCGCTTGGCGTAGTTGTCCGACCTCTTTTTTGAAATCCTCGTTGTAAGCCTTAGAGCCTTCTTTGATGTCATCAATTCTAGCTTTAAGCTTTTTAACTCGAGCAAATGCAGACTCGAGCTTTTCGAACGGGATTTCGCGATCAAGTATTTGTTGAGTTAGCTTGTTAAACTCTTCTCGGTCTTTCTTGAAAGTATTCGTATATTCTTTTTTCTCGGCAACACGCTTTGAAATCTCTTCTCGATGGGCGTCAACCTCATCGTTAAGGCGTTGTAGCGTGGTGTTTTCTTCTCGTGCGGTTTTTAGCTGCTCATCGATGAGTGCTTTTTCTTCTTCGCTTATTCCAGTAGGTAAAAAGAGATCGCAACTAGCCATATTAAGCCCCTAACATACAAGCAGCGTACTGCTCCAATTCTGGTTTATCAAAATGTGCTAACACCTTGGCGTAAAAGTTACTTTTTTCATCGGTGTAAACACTTTTGTCGTGTTTCTCAAATTCTACCATTGCGTCATTTAACCGTGACTCTCGCTCTGCATCACCTAAATGCTCGAAACCATTATCAAGGGCTTGAAATACATTCTTTTGCTCGATTTCATCCATTGGGTTGTTAATGGCATCGCTCATGTCGTCGAAAACCTGCAAAGCTTTGTTGATGTGCTTTGACTTGTGGGATTCGTTCATGATGGCTTCCATGTATTGAGCGGCTTGGTCACCTTCTGCTGCTTGCTGGCGTATTCGCTCTATCATGGCTTGGTTTTGAGTAGGCTTTAGAGTTCTATACCACTTTGGATAATTGAAGGTGCGGATTCCCGTTTCCTCACTTTTAACAAAGCCCTCAGTGTGTTGAACTTTGGCCCCTTCGATAGTCCAAGGCTTAGCATTGAACAATGCAGCGTCCTGTTCGTTAATCTCTGCAAGTCGGCTTGGCGATATCTTGTCTTTGTTCTCTTTTAGGTAATCTTGAAGCTTATTAGAGAAATAAAATCGCCGTGCGCCTCGCTCTTTGCTGTAATCGCGCATCTTCTTCTCAGCCTCTTTGACTTCGAGAACGGTTTGCACATCACGTATATCTCGCCTAATGCCTTTAATCATCACACCGAATCGTGAAATGGTTGCACGTTTTAGTAATACGGCTCCAAATTCGTCACCCACATCACTAGCCACTGCGTGGTTAAGGAATGGTAATGATTCCTCGGCGTGTGAAATGTCATGGGCTACCTGATGGCCTGTTGTTCCTTCAATCGGTGCGCCCGTTGCCTCACGCTCTAGTGCTTCCTGTTGCTCTTCAGTGAAAAGCTTATCAATGGTTTCCTGTGTGCTTTCGCTGGCCGCTTCTGCTGGCGTAGGTTTTTCAATCTCTTCTGCTTTGCCTTCTAGCTCTGGATTTTGTGTCACACCTTCAGCTTTTAGCTTCTCGGTTTCAGCATTCTTTGAGCCAGCCAAGTCAACTGTAGAGCCTTTCAGGAATATTTGACGATAGGCCATGCCTGCACCCTCGAACACCCCGAAAGGTATTTGAGCCATCGCAGTATTTTGCGCGAACTGTTTAGCATTCAAGGACATTTGGCCCTTAGTGTTAAAGTCCACGCTCTGCCCGACATCAGTAGGCAGCATACTTGCGTTGTAAGTTGCGAATCGGTGAACTATGCCACTCTTAAGAGCTGACTTGTTATAAGCTGCTGTGTCTGCGGCTTCTGCTGCTACATCTTGGGCCACACCTTCGGCGGCTAATGCTCTCGCACCTGCTGCCGTACCTTGGACAGCCTTAGAAGCAACACCACCGAGAACAAAAGGCACAGCCTGACCGATAAAGTTACCCCATCCGCTTTGTGGGTGCTCTTCATCTTCCATCGTGTTAGCTGTTGACCATTCACCAAGGTGATTCATGATATTGTTTTCAAGGTCGAGGTAATGCTCTAGGTATGTCGGCTGTTCAACTCCTAATACGCCTCGGTACTTACGCATAGCCCAATTTAAACCCTTATTCTTTAGGGTATCGAGATAAGCCGCACCTTTCACAGTTTCTAGTGCCATATCCTTAGCGCCAGCTTCCACGGAGTGCCAGAAACCAAAGCTTTCTTTTGGTGTTGGGGCATTGAGTCTTACTGGCCCTTGGTATTGGTATTCGTCAGTCATTGGGTAGCCCTTATTGCGCGTTCACATATTCAAGCGGAGACATTACACGAGTTTTTCTGGCTTGCTCTTCTGCTTCGCCAGTTCGAACCTGATTGAATGCGTTTTGTAATAGCATTGGGTCAATTTGAACCTTTTTACCTTGGGCATTCTTCATATAAACACCGCCATTACTGGTTACAAGCGACCAGTCTGACTCATCGCCTACAGTTTGGCTCAAGAATTCGTTTAAATCGTCCTTGGTTATCTTGCCTTTGATGTTTGGATCATTGGTGTTAATAAACTGCTCGGTAAACTTCTTGCTTTCATGGTCTCGATACAGGTCTAGCCTTTTTTCAAGAATTATGGGTACCGCCTTGTTTATTTCGTCAGGTGTAACAATGGAGCCAACATTTTTGCTCAGCGTGTCGCCATTCAAGCTGTATTGGGTACCAAAATGACCAAGAAAGCCTGTGTTTCCGTTAATGGTCGGGTGATTCTGTGTCATGTCGCTAATGCTTTTCATGACTTCCTTGTTTGCCTCGGTATCACTCAGGCCACTTTTAACACCTAATTCAATCTGTGCAGAAATAGACTTGCCAAGAGTTACCCTATCCATTCCAGTAATCTGTGATAGCTCATCAAGTTTGTATTTGCTTGGCTCTTGCAAGACATCACTTAAAAGCTGGCTATGGTTCTTAACTCCAAGCCCTGACATTTTCACGCTGTCTTTGCCGTACAAGTCGGGGTCAGTCGCTAAATTGTTTTGTACTGCTGGCTGAAAGCTTGCCATGCCTCTAAATGCTGCCTGTTCATTTTGCGGCACTGAGTCAGTCATGGGCATAAATCGAGCATAGTTAAATCCTTGAACCTCTGGAGAGTTGCCCATAATGGTATGTGAACCTTCCAGTGCGCCAGCTTCTTTAAAGATATAGTTAAACTCTTTCTCGTTAAACTGAGGCTTAACGCCAGTAATCTTGTTGTTGTTGTCGTAAGTAAAGCCGGATTGCAAAGTGTTGCTGATAACTGCTTTCTGCTCTGCTGGCATTAAGTCAATTTTGTTGACCGGAACACCTCGGTGCGCTGCTTCACTTTCTAGTGTTTGCTTGTAGTTCTGGTAGTTCTCAGGCGTCATATTGTCACGCCATTGCTTTCTAGCTCTAGCGAGTGGCCCTGTAGGATTCATCTGAATAAGCGCATCTTGGCCGCGACCTTGTTTGATTAGGTCTTGGTAATGCTTGCCTACCATTTTAGCTACTGGATTATCAGAGTTTGCCCACAAGTTGGATAAGTCATCGACGTGTGAAGACATAGCCAAGCCGTTACGCATTCTTTGAATTGTCTGGCCTATGCTGAAGTCGTTAACAATGTTGTCGGGGCTTTCTTTGCTGATGTCTATAGAGTTTCTGGGGCTTCCACCACTTAGAATCTGATTGTAGTAAGCCTTTGAAGTGCTAGAGCCTGACAATATTTGATTGCTGACCTCTGTACTAATATCAGTACCCACTTGAGGCTCTTCTCGCTCGGTCTGAGTAAGAATTGCACCTAAACTATGTACTTTTTGCGCAAGGTTCTGAATCTTGATGGCGCGCTCTGGCGTGGGTGCGGAATGCTGTAACACCTCTAAGCTTTTGATTTTATCGCCTACAGAGTTAAGTATCTCTTGGCGTTGCTTTGGTGTTTCGGCTTGCGTCCAGTTAACCGCGACATTTTTTAGGTATGGGTCAATCCCGTTAACAGTCGAGTAGTAAGAGTTATCAAAGGCAATTTTTGATTTCTTATCTGTGGCCTGTTGGTGAAGCATCCCACTGTAGTTAGTAATGGCCGCTTGAACTTCTTTTCGTTCGTTGTCGGTCATCGTGGGCGATATTGCATCATGCAAGCCTTTCATTGCCGTGGATGCAGCTATCTGGGCATGTGAAATACTGTCAGCGTCATTAGCATGAGTAATAACACCTTGGGCATTCTTGGCAATACCTTCGACTTGCCCCATAGCATTGTAGAACATGTTCGATTGATACTGCTCGCCAGCCTTAGCAACAATATTTGCAATTGAACTAATATCACGACCTTTTTCTAGTGCTGCCTGACCTTCTGCTGACAATGATTGTGCTCTCATTGACTCAGATTGTGCCGTCTGTGCTGCTGCCGCCTCAATATCACCCGTTTGAATAGGTTTGGCTAAAGGTATCTTACGAGGTGGGTTTAAGGTCTTTTGGACCTTCTGGAAGTTACTGAATATCGCCATAGTTCTTACTCATGATTCCGTTAGCTTTTGAAACATCAACATTCATAGTCAATTGCTGCTGCCTTTGCTGCTGTGCAATTAGTGAATAACCAAGTGTTTGCCCTGCCTGATATGTCGGCGTAGCTTTGAGAGCTGCTGGCATTTCTGTATCTTTGGCGTATATCATCTATAACCCCCTGCAAATGCTTGTTGGCCTTGCATAACACCAGCCGCACGAGCTTGTGATGGCGTACCCATGCTATAACTCGCTGCGCCTCCTATTGTTCCAGCCACAGAGCCTAAAGTGCCGAAGAATATTTGTGACTGCTTAGCACTCTCTTCACGATTAATTGACTCAAGGTTTGCACTCGCATTTAGCTTGGAAATCTGGCTGGCTGTGGTTCCTTCCGTCATCGCCTCTTGAGCATTGCGCAAAGTATCAACCTGTATCGCATTGAATGACGGTGATTGAGTGGACACGCCACGCTGAATAGCCATCATTTCATTTTGAGCTAGTTGCTCATGAACAAGTTGAGCCTCTTGGTTTTGTTGCTTGGCTAACTTGTATTGCTGTTGCAAGTCCTGAGTTTTAACCTGTTGCTCTTGTGCCTCGGCTGCTGCTCTTGCTGCGTCACTGGCTTCCATACCAGAACTCACCTCTGAACCTGCGGCCAAGCCCATAGCACCGTAAATAAATGGCGTTGCTGTACCACCTGACATAACACCAGCCGCAACACCTACCGCCGCCCCAATATAGGGAAGCGCTTCTTCAAACCAACTAGCCATAAACTCCCCCTATTAGGTTTGCGGAGGAATGCCAACGGGTGCGGAAGCATCCCAACTCATTCCACCTTGAGACTTGATTATTTTAAATTGCTGTTCACTCACAGCCTGTAACTGCTGCTTTTCTTGTCGTTTCTGTATGTCGATTTGCTCTTGCAGAAGTTGGTTACTTCTATCTGCTGCGCCTGAATCGCCACCGCCTCCGCCACCGATAGGACTATCCTCCATTCCCCGAAAGGAATAATTGTAAGTTGTCGTTGCACTCTTCGGCAGTTTTGAATCCCCATTTACTATGGATTTTGCCGTTGAGCTGTATTTTCCATCTGTATTTGCCCGATCCTTTATGCAATGCTACGTTTTTAAATCCTGACGTGTTTTTCTTGGTTTTCCTTGTGTTTTGATTCTGGGTTAATGATGTGGCCCAACGCAAATTGTTAGGCTCATAATTCCCGTCAACGTCTATTCTATCTAGCGTTAAGCCAAGTCTTATTCTATCCTCGTAACCCTTTAAGCCTGTTACATGAAACACAAATAAAATAAAATTCTCGCGCCATTCATCACAAACAGTTATACCCCTCGCACCATAGTTCTCATAGTCTGGACAACGCTTGTTGTAACATCTCTTTTTCATGCTTGACCAAGTGTCATACATAGGGTGAAGTCTTACGCCAGTTTTACGCCATTTAGTCATTATAATTACCTCCAATTTAAAGCCTTATTATAACTAAACGGTGGAAACGGTGGAAGCTATACCTCTCGTTTGACGATGTAGCACCCATCATCTTGAGCCACTACTTTAAAACCAATAGAACGCGAGGCAATTAAAGCTGCCTTGTGTTCCTTTAACCCATCCTTGAATATTTTACCGAAATAACAAACGTTTTTCTTACTGCTTATCATATCGTTAGTAAGCTTAACGCCAAATTTGGCATAGGGCTTTTTGTATGCCCAGAAAGCCTCATGTATCTGTGAGGTCTGCAAATCTTCTTTAAGTACTGAAATCGACATTCCAACAACACGGCCCATACAATCGAGCATAATCACACCATCGTCGGGTAACTCCCTCGGAAAGTCTGCTGTCCTAAACTCCTTGTTAGCATGGTTGTAGTTATAAAAGTGTGCAAATCTCTTGTCATGGTAATGAACTAAAGAGTAAGTCTTAATCATTGTAGTAAATCCCGTTTTGCTTAGCCGACATAACAAGCTCACCGTCTTCAATTGCCTGACACATGTATTGAAACGCATCAGACGGGTGAGACCATTCATCATGTCGCGGCTTGTCTTTGAATACTTGCAGCTTCTTGTCAAATTCTCGGTTGTAGCTTGATAGCGCATCAATTAAGTGCTCGCATGACTCATCAATTTCAACTTTAGGGATGTAAACCTTAGCCAAGTTAATCAATGAATCTTTGTTGCCCACTCTGCGAAGCTTGACGACATCAGCCCCCATATTTTCAAAGTCAGTTTCAGCACTGGTTATTGTGCTTTCACCTATTGCCCGTTTAGCTGCATCGTGTGGTAGTACCAGCTTACCCATAACAAGACGGTTCTTGAGCGTGTACTCTCGGATGTCTTGCCAGTATTCGCCCCAAGTCCGAACCTTTTTGAATGGCTTTTGGTACCAAACCACAGAAATGTCGCCCGACCAGTGAACTTGAAAGCCTATTATTGGCGTACCATCTGCACCCAAGTCCATTGCAAAGTGGATAGGCAATCTATGATCCGGTTTAACAACCTTGATTCGCCCATCCTTGCGCATTTGTGTCATTTCAGAGGCGAAGTAAAGCTCATCCTCGTTGAGTATTGGCTCGCAATAAAACTCTTGCCTAACCAAGCCTTGAGGCATGTTACCGTCGCGCACCGCGCTCTGTACGTCTTCATCACTAACGTATCGTTTACCATCTTCATCAACCAATGTTTCAACTGTCTCTAATACAGCGTGCCAATCGTCGTCATGTTTGAGACGCTGAAACAAAGACCAAGAGAAGTTAAAGCCGTTTGGTGTGGTGTTGATTAATACCCATCCTTTCGACTCTGCGATAACTGGTAGGATGATTAGGTAAGCTTCATCAGTCGGGAAGAATGCGAACTCCGATAGAATTACCCCCGATAAGTTAATCCCACGTAAAGAATTAGGACGATTAGCACCCACCAGATATATAACTGAACCATTCGTTAGCTCGACTGTTTTTAGTTGGTCATTCTTCTTAGCAATCATGTGTGCGGGAATCATGTCGATAAACTTATTAGCCTTCTTGGTAAATTTATCAATCATGGCACCACGCCAGATTACACGGCCAGCCTGCTCTCTATCTGGAAGAATATAGGCATAGTTCCCCGGCACTTTAAGGGCTTGAGTAACAACAAGCATCCAGCAAAATGAGTCTTTACCAGCCCGTCGAGGATAGTGCAGGAAGAATTTAGGGTGAGCCATCGAGCTAAATTTAACAAAGTCCCGTTTCTGGTACGGCCTAAGCTTAAAGGGAAACACTGGCTCCCCATCAAGCAAGGCCATACCATCCTCGTCAAAGCTTAACTGAGGCTCTTTTTTATTGGCTTGCGCTTCTATCTTTTTCCATAGATTGCGGATGGTCATTACATGCCGAACCCTGTTATGGATTCTTGACCTGCACCGAGTCCAGTTGGTGATACTGCTTCCGCTTCACCGAATCCGCCACCACCTTGAGCAGTAGGCTGCCCACCTTGACCGCCCTGAGCGCCTTGAGCAGCTTTAGCGAACATATCACCCGTTTGCTTGGTCTCTTGTGGAGTAGCCTTGTAGGAGCTGGATATCTTAAGCTTGTCACGCAGCCATGCATCGAACTTGCCTTGGTTGTTGTAAAGCATAAAGGCTGGCTGTTGCGATACATTCTGCATGATAGAGCCATACTGTAGAACAGTGTTAACCTCTTCCGCGCTTTGCATGTCCACATTAGGCGAATCAAACTTAAAGTTAACGGCTTGGTCTTTGGGTATGTCGATAATCTTTCTATGTCGAAGGATTTCCACCACGATTTTAAGCACTCGACCACTTGAGCGAGAAATACGGCTAATATCTGCTGTGCTTTGCCTTTCGGCCTCTGCGTTACGAATGCCGATTTCAGTAGCGCTAACTACTGGCCCCTCGTTAGGCATCCCAAGAGGGTTAATATTGTAGATTTGCTGTAGCTCTTGCTTCTCTTGTTGAAGTACTGCCGCGATTTCGTTTAGTGGGTAATCCCAAATCAAAGGCATAACAGGGGCGCGACCATCACGAACTAAAGCCGATGGAATGCGAGCACCGCGCAACTGGTTCAACCTGTTTGGCAGCCTGTCGTCCATTGCTAGAGCTGGATTAGAGAAATATCCAATGGTTTGTTTGATGTTTCGAGCTGTGTCATTAATCCATTTAATCTTTTCAAGGTTGACCATTGATACACCTTGGCCCCTTGCCTCACCAGCGCGCTTGTTGTCATTGGTTAGAACAAGTTGAGGGTAAGGTTTCCACTCTTCGGATAGTGGCGTGTGCCAAACTCCACTTAAGAACTGAACTAAAACATAGCCATTGTGACTTTCTTTGCAGTCGAAGTAACCGCAAATGATATCGAACTCATCTTGCGCGCCTTCTTGATTACCCTCTGCATACTTTGAGTAGAACGTAGGGTTAATCATCTTTAATTCATGGCTGGAAATCTTCTTATGCCACCAGCAATTCATATTCTCAGGGTCGTCTGAGAACTCAGGCATAATTGTGATGCCAACAATATTCTTGAAGAGTAACGGCTTTTCTTTGCTCGGTGAGTCCACCCATATAGCCGAGCATCCAACATTAATATCTTGAAAGTAAGCCTTTGCAATGTCGTGCAAGTTACTCTCTTCGATAAAGCTAAATGCTGTGTTTGTCTCTGCTTCTCGGTATGTGCTTTGGCCGCTCTGAGGGTCTAGCGTGTGGACAGAACCCCAATGTTTACCAACGGGCCAGATTAACGAGTGCAGGTTATTAGCTCGCACTGATGAGGCATACTGAGCTGTAGAGTCATAGATATTACGGTCAACTCGTGCGCCAGTATCATTGAACCCATACAACACGTTAAGCCCCTCGGACAGGGGCGCAGTTAGCTGTGTAACTTCAATAAGGCGATCAATGTAACGCTGGTTCATGTTGTAAACGACTTGATACTTATCGCGTAAATGCTCTAAGTCTTGCTTGTTTAGCTTCTGCTTCTTAAATTCAGCCATCGGTTAGCCTCGTAGGGTTTGAATAGCGTTTTGATATTTGTCCCAAGCTTCCTGCGCAGCTCTGCCGCCCATTTTCTCTACTGCTTTGAACTCGTTATACAGTTCCCGTTTACGTTCTGCTGTGATTGCACCACCTGTTGCGCCACCTGTCACACTAGTATCGCTGTTTAGTGACTGCTGTCTGCGCTCTTCGAAGTGTTCCAAGTCCTTAGCATCAAATGAATTGATTAGATTGTCGGATAGGCCAACATTCTCAGATAGATACTTTTTGAGGTCGTCGTTAACTTCAACCGTCTCTTTTTTGTTCTGCTTGGCATCCTCGATACGCTTTGAAGCCCACTTTTCAAAGTTATCTTGGTTAAGTCCGTAGCCCTTGGCCTCTTCTGCTAGTGCTCTAAGCTCTGACTCTTCAACCTCAAGTAAAACACCTTTCGCCGTGTATTCATCTGGTATCGCCGTCTTGCTTGATAGCTCTTCAAACTTCTCTTTAAAGTCTTTGACCTCATTGTATTTACTCTCGTATTGGGATTTCTGACTGAAAGCCTTCTCAAGCTCCTTGTAGCCATCCTCAAGAGCTTCTACGGATTTGAATCTGTCCACGTATAGACGTTCTTGTTGTTCGTTGTTGTCAGTAGTATCGGTCATTCTATTAGTGCCTCTGTGATAGACCATGCAAAGGTCTGTACTGTTAAGTCATATGGGGTGTCTTGTACTGCTTCTAAAAAGAAGTCTTGTTGATAGCCTCTTGCTACGCCTATCTGTGATGTACCTGTAAGGCTTTGAGGGTTTGCGCCTGCTGGTAATAGGGTTGCTGGCAAGTTCACGCCCAATCTTCTACCGTTAAAGGTAAAGTTGAAGCTGTTAGAGAATTGCAACCACGCATTGCTCACCTTCCTAAGCTTAAAGCTACCATTTGCCGAACTGAATAATGGCATTGACCTGATTCGTGTTGTGTAGTTAAGACCTATTGTCGCGTTCGCGGTAATGTCTTGGCCCACATCAACCTTTAAGCCTCCATCATCAAATACAGCAAATTCGCCTAGATAGTTGTTATTTATCTGGCCGTTAACGTCTGTCTCATACGTCACGGCTAGCATATCACCTACCTGTGCTTGGGGATAGAATCCTAACGTAATTACGCCACTTGTCATAGCGACATTCTTCCAAGCATCCATGTTTTTCTTTTCAGAACTGTAGTTTAGGCGCAAGTCATCAGTGATTGAGTAAAGTACGTTGTTGATTACCCCAAGACCTGCCACGGTTTCATTCTGGAATAACGATATTTCCGCAGGACTATAAGCCTGAACACCTGTTAACTCTGCTTTTGAGAATATTGTCAGAGTATTGTCACTGTTGAGTATCGTCAAAATTTGGTCTTCAGTGTCAACGATGTTATGAGCAACTATCTTGATGGGCTGTTTGATTAGCTGTGTGGCACTAAACGAGATAATCCCAGCCGCTACAGCTTGGTCAACCTCTTGAATCTCTATCAATGCTCTACCGTCAGCCGTGGTTAAGTAGATTCTTTCACGGTAAAGAGTTGGCTTAACTGCGCTCGATGTGTATTGGCTAATAAGCTTAGGTGAGAAGTTCCCCGGCTCGATACCCACATCAATACCACCGACTACAGCGAGCTGCTGCGTAGGCGTGAATATGTGTAGGTTTTGGCCCCCGAATATATTCTGAATGCCACCACCTTCTGAGTTTTGAAGGATGTAAGCTATTGCGTCCGGTGCCTCACCATTTCCCACGTTGAAGTCGTTCGGTGTATTCGACTTAGAGCCAGCAATAAACATTGGATAGGCTTTAGTGTTAGCAAACCATAGTCGGCCCTTGTGGAACGTGGTTTTAGCTGGATAGCCCTGAGTAGCACCCCAAGCAGGTTTTCTAACTGACCACGTTTGGCCCGCAGTGCTAAAGTTTTCAGTTCCGAAAGCCTGTAGAACTGTAACTGTGAAGGTTTGTTGTGTTGGTGAGTCGGTAACAATTGCAGTTATTAGACCTATACCGATAGGCTGCTCAACACTCGCACCCGTCTGACCAATGATAAGGCCACCTACCCAATCGTTATTAAACTGAGGGTCGCCATTCATCATGTTTACTATTATCGTAGCACCGAACACCTGACCAACCGGACAAACTGGTGGTGAGCCTGTTGGGTCGCCCCCTGCTGTACACTTTGGCGTGAATGTATAGCTACTGTAGTCCAAGTCACCAAAATCTAACGATGGCACCACATTAAAAGCAATATTCTCAAGCACTGAACTAGCTAGAGTTGTTTCATCAATGGTGATTTTTTGTTGTGGCACATTCTGATTTGCCAATACCACATAGTTGTCGGTAGCTGTGTAATCTATCTCACTCGGCCTAACACCAACAAACTCAGAACCCACAACCTCTGGAAGTAGAAATGTCTCAGTAGGTTCATACACATTCGAGGTCATGTTAATGGCAAACTTAACTAAATTTATCCTAGTTCTGTCTGTAATCCACTGCATGATTACTTGGTACCAGTTCCCCTCTGCACTTTCGAACTCAAAGTTAACAAACTCTTCATCCGTTCCCGTGGGGTATTTGGTGTCGGTATCGATAAAAGCAAAGCTCTTGCGCCTTGTTGGTACGCGCTGACCTGTAACGTAACCATTCTCGCACTTGCTCAAGGCTTCTAAATATTGCTGCTGGTTGGTCGCAGTAAAGTAAATATCATCGACCTGACCAAGCGTAAAACTTGATTGTTCAATGACTGGCATTAGATAGCCCTCGTTTCAATAAACCAATTATCTTGTAGTGCCGAGATACCGTAATCAACTATTCGAGCCTCATCCAAGTAATACAAGTGTTTGCTGTTGTAATACTCGGCCATACTTGGGTTGTTGAGCAGTACTGGTGCCAGCTCAGAAGCAACTTTATAGGCTAGACATTCAATGTACGTAGCCGACCGTGTTGCTGTCTCTTCACTCGTAGCCGTGTAAAACAAAATAATCTCTTCGCGGTTCGTGTATAGGTTATCTGTTATCTCGTATTCGTCATAAGGGATAGACTGACCTGCTTTGATAGTGCCGCCATCGTCAAACGAGGTTAATAGGTCAACTCGGTTAACAAAGTCACTAGGTAGCTGGTATTCGAGATTCCAACGAGGGTTTGAATTGGTGGTCTTTGGTGCCAGTAGTGTGAACTTACGCGAGAAGTTCCACTTAAACTTTTCAAGCAGTATCTTGTTTGCCGCATCTGCCTGAGCGTTGATTGTCGGCCCCCAATCGTCATCTTGAATAGAGGTAATAGGTTGTCGGCCTAATAAATTCATAGTGCGCGACACAATTTGTATATCAGCCATTTATCTCAATCCCCATCTTGTCAGCAACTTGAAGAATCTTAGCTTTAAGCTCGGTGTATTCTTCAATTTTAACACTATCATGAACCATCTTGACTAAAACCTCACCAACATCAGGCGCAATACTTCCCTCTGATACTTCTTTAAGTATGGCTTCCATTTGCTGAGTAGGTGTGTGACTTGGGTCGAATGTGAAATTTACAGGCTCTAGTGTTTGCTTGTGTTTAGGGAAGTACATATCAACGAGTAATCGAAGGTAAAAGCCTTTATCTTGATCAGCATAGAGATATTGCTCCATCAAGTGACTAACCATCGCTCGCTTTAAATCGTCAGGTGTGGCATTCTTACCCAAACCTAAGTAAGCTTTCTCTTTAAAAGCTTCTAAAACTATCGCTTCTTTGGTTTTACCTCTTCTACTTGCCTTGCCTGCTTTTGATGCTGTCTCTTTTGTAAAACTCGTTTTTGTTCTTGCCATTTTTGCCGCCGTTTCTTTGCCGTTATGGGTGCATATAAATAAATGATTATACAAGCAAAAAAAAAGCTCCCAAACTGGGAGCCTCATAAAAGCATAGATTACTAAGTAGGAGCACTAAAAATGTACACTCCTAATGTACCTCTATAAAGGGAGTCGTTCAACCTCTAAATTGATGTAAACACCATCACGTACCGCATTGACTAACTTATAAGGTTTGTTGTGAAAGTAGTAATGGCCGTCTCTTTCCATGCCTTTGATAATCTTCTCTACGGCTGGACTGTTTCTGTGTAGCTTGTATCTGAATCTTTGCATGGTCTGACCACCTTTATTTCCAACAAATCCCATTTATTAAGAACTTCTTTTTCGCTTAACTTGAAATTCTCATGAGCCATAGCCACTTTAAGTGCATCTTTCCTATCTACTCTTGGGCAACTTGTTACTAAATCATCCTTTTTAATCACTAACCATTTTTTTTGTTTTTCCGTCTTTATTCTGATGTATATACTTCCATCCATGAACGGGCATTCTTGATACCATGAAAATCTATCCATTCCGTCAATATCGCACCAAACATCATCTTCATGACCCATACCGTCATAAAGCAAATATTCAGCCACAACACCATTCAGCCATTCAAAGCAAACATCTTGATGCTTTGGATGACATAGGAAAATATGATAATCAAAAGGAAAGCTTGTACCACCATCGGGAGAATCAAGTATTGACCACTCCTTGACATATTTACCCTTACAGAACACAATCAAATTTAGGTTTTCAGCCTTTGCTGTTATCTTCTCACTGTGTGGATGTTTCATTATAAACTCGCCCCCACCCTTAAAAACTCTTCTTTCGAATATCTACCATCACTAACAATACGGTTATCAAGCTGACTTACCCAACCTACGGGATAAAAAGCCCTAGACCCATCCGCACACATAGCTTTAACCTGTTCGCTCTCTGCGCGTTCGTATACTTTCTTGAGAGTGTGCCTAATTGCCTTGTTGGGTTTATCTTTGTTGAACTCTACGGCCAGCTTGACACTTAACAACATGGATATGAGTTCTTTTGCTATTTTTTCCTGGTCACTCATTTTTCCGTAACCTCGATTTCGATTATTTCCCAACCCCACTTGGATTCATCCCCAACATACTTTTTAAGTTCCATTTCTGACTTGAATGTACTTGTTGTTGAGTCATTAGGAAATACAGCAATCCAACGCTTAACCTTTTTGGGCTTAATTCGAACCTCAGCACATTCATCCATGAGCATGTGTCCACAACACCATTCTTTCCAAAAGTACTCATTGCTGCCAACTTCTAACCATATACCTTCTCGGTCTCTATATTGCACCTCAGCCCCATTCAACCAAGCCAAACAAACCTCTTCATGCTGTGGTAGGCAAAGGAAATATTCATACTCTTCTAAAAAGCTAAATGTCTTGTTGTAATCCGTAACTACTCTAATCCACGGACTTCCATTAAATCTTGAAAAAACGACTAAATTTGTGTTTTCAGCCTTAGCAACGATCATGTCATAAAGTTTGTGTTTCATATCAGTAAGCCCCGTTTAATTTGTTAAGTGTTTCTTTGCCTTTAAGTGATAGTGAGTAGTGGTTATAACGGCCATCGCGCTCAATCTCGACTAAGTTCCTATGCCAAAGCACTCTTAATAAGGCGCACACTGCGCCATAGTTATATTCTTCTTTGGTGACTGACTTATAAAACTCTCTCACCTCGGTAATGCTTAGGTCATTACCGTGACGTTCGATTGTGAATAGAAGCAATAGAGCAGGTACTGAAAGCTTGTTAGCCCTAGCTATCATCAAAAGCTTTACTTCGTCGATAACAGAATCATTGTGTTTGAATGTTTTATTATTTTTCATGCTTGTTCCTTGTGACTAAAAATTACCTGATAACAACTGACGCCATAGTTTTTGTTCTTTGGTGAGAACTGGCGCGTAGTATTCTCTTCCTATTTCCACGCCCAACAACCTATGAGTAACGATTTTCCCCTTTCGCATTCGCTCAAACCTAAAGCCAAGGGTGCGAAGCTTATCAAGTGCATGTTTATATGTACTGTGCCTAAATCCCATTTTGCTAAGGTCTGTCGATGTAATATCCTGTCGCTTTATGAATGCCTCGCCTATTACCCAATGTGAAGCATTGTTCCATGTTCCCCTAGTTTCTGCCTGACACTTTCTAAGATACGTTAGAGCATCCATAAAACCCCCTATTTAATACTTAGTGACCGTTCACCCGTTACTATCTCTACGCCCGGAACCTTAACCTTTGCATCAAGAGCCTTTTTAATCGCTGTCTTATCAGCCGAAAAGCTAGATTTAATGTTTACGTACATGTCTGGTATTTTGTCCATGTCGATGACTCTGACTGACTTAGAGCCAGCACGAGTGCTAATTTTAAATAGGCCTAGGTCAATGCTTTTTATCTCTGCATTATCAAGTCCTACCAGCATCCAATTTTTTAGGTTCTTGATTTCGTTCTCTTTCTGCTTCTTGAGCTTTTCCAGCCTGTCGATTTCACAATTAATCGTGTTAAGGCTTTGGCTCATGTTTTGGAATACGTGACAGTAGTCTGTGAGCTTGTCCTTTAACATTCCCTCGTTACCTTCAAGCGTATCCTTGGCATCATCAGGGGACAGCTCCCCTTTTTCGATGAGCTCTAGAATCTCGCGTTGTGCAGTGCTTAGTTCGAATAGGTTAGCCATTACTCTTCGCCCTCAATGCTGTAAGTTTTCTCAAAAATATCTGGCTTACAAGGATAAAACTCATCATTAACACCTTTGATTATGTAGTCGCCTATATCGGCCCTCATATCCCCCTCAAGAGTGACTATTTCTAGGTAGTCTTTGAAATGGTGGCAGTCGTTTCCAACCCATAGGGCTACATCAAAAAATGATTCCTCAGTTAATTGCATAGCCTCAATTTGAACGGGCTTTTTGGTGGCCTTGATTATCATTACTTCACATCCTCAATATCAGTTTGGTTTTCTTCTTTGACCTCTTTTGCGGCTTTCTTGGCTTTGGCCTCTTCGCGTATCTCTTTCATTCGAGTTTCTGCCAATAGTGCGAACTCTTTCTCACCACCCTTATCACCCATAGCTAGAGCCTTACGAGTAAATTGAGTTTTTAGCGTGTCCACGGCTTTAAGAGTCTTAACCAAGGCGAACTCATCAGGTGCGGTAAGCTTCCACTCTGCATAGGCTTCAGCCTCGGTAATTTGCTTCTCTTCGTCCTTCTCAGCCTTTTTAATGGCTGCATTGTTGTCAGCGTACTGGGTATATTCCTCAAATTCGTGATAGCCCTTGTAGACATCAGCATTAAAGCCAAGGTCTGATAAGCCTTTAGTGAGGGCATCGGTTCTTACCTTCTTAATGGCCTCATCATCGACAAAAAACTTGCCCTTGCTGGTTACGTAAGCCTCCTTAACACTGGCCGCGATTGGCATCTGACCTTGACGACCGTCGAACATGTAATACATGGTGGCCACGTAGTGAAGTAAGTGAGTGCTTTCTAGTTGAGTGCGCTCATAGACCTCTGAACCATTCACAACACCCCAGTCCTGACCATAGATTCCGAACATTTCTGTGGCCTTCTCTTTTTGATGCATAGCACCGATGGAGTGACGGCGAGTAGATTGGTTAAACTTCAAATGCGCGCTTGGAGTCTCACAAACCTGATCCCAAAGTCTTAAATTTTTATTGCTCATATCCTGCTTCCTTATAAATGATTGCGTCAATATCGGCTGACGATTCCGGTTTTTTTGGGAATAATTCCCTGAAAATCCTACAAATTAACTTCATTACAACTTATTTCCACTTATTTATTCCAAAAAGCATTTCACAAGCCACAACGAAAAAAGCAAAAAGGATTAATGTTGAAGCTATCACCCCCACCAACCCGTCACTAACAACACCTAAAAAGTTAAGTAGTGGCAAAGGCACTATCAAAAATATTGACGACAAAATTAAAATTACTGACGAAAGTTTCATTTCTTTCTGGCCTCTTTTTTCATTTGCTCGTTGATCAAGTAACGAATGTAAGCCGTTACTGTTCTAAATTCTTCTTTTTTACCAGCTAGAAACTTAGCTTGGTCTTCATTTGGCTTCCACTGAGATACTAACTTGATACTCATATTCATTCCCCGTTTGGTATGTCGCCCATTATAGGGACGCCATAAAATGATGTCAACATTTTTATTATAAAAAAATTACGTAAAAAAGTAGTTGACGTCCGTCCCCGTAACTATTAATATTCACCCCATCGAAACGCAACGGAGAAAACACAAATGAACGATAAAATTTACTACCTTCTAGAAATGGCTGATTACATTAAATGCGAAATGGCAGTCAAAGCAGTAAGCGACGAAGATCACGACGTCATTGATGAAGCTTTAGGTGAGTACATTTCTTTTGAGGATGCCTTGAATAAAGTTAAGCCAAAAAATGTTCCCTTCGTTCTTTTTTGTCGGTTTTATACCAATGAGTTCAACAATGTTGATAACGAAGAGCATAAAGAAATAATTCACGATGTTTTAGGTGATTTTATTGAGATTGAGCAAGCAATAGAAAAACTAGATGTATATGACGGGCCAGTTGACCCAGAGTATGACTTTGATGATATGGGAGAATACTAATGTTTGACGCAACTTTCACGGCTCTCACAGGGGAGCCAAAAACCCAAGAAGAACTATTTAACTCATGGTTCGATAAGTACAAAGATTTTTTACTTGCTGATTTCCGAGTTGCAGTAAAACATGAGGAATACGACCCAGAAGAGTTTGAAAAATTCCTCTCTTTCGAATGGCAATACCACTTACATGAACTTGATGAACAAGCACAACAAACAGCAAACGGAGCTTATTAATATGAACACTCAACTAAAAACTTTCGCGGTAACAATGGTTCGCTTTGATGTCGGTGAGTTCACAGTAAACACCAGCGCAATGACTGAGAAGGAAGCAGGTCGCCAGATGTTTAACAAGTACATTCGTCCAGTACTTAAAATTCAAGAGGTAAGCTCAGAGGAAACGGGTTGGCATCGAGTATAAAGAAAGCCCTTGCAGAGAGGAATACTACAAGGGCCACTTATCACAAGGTAAGCATGAAAACGTTTAGGCCACCCAAAGGCTAAATGTTAAAGCTCACGGGGATTAAACCGCATCCCCGTATTTAAATCAACAATAGGAACCAAAAATGAAGATAGAAACTGAAAATTTCCTCATAGATTGCGACTCTTTCAATCTGACCTTGTACAAAAAATCTATCGTACAGGAACACAGACTTGCAAAAGCTGAAAATGTAGGAAAGGTAAAATACTCTCTGTGCGGCTATTACAGCGACTTTAGCAGTTTAGTAAGGGGTTGTATCAAACATTCGGTTGAGGACGACACAGTGAAAGATTTAGAAGGCTTAAATTCGAAGATTGAATCTATTGCGGAGGAATTTAGAGGAATAAAGCCAAAACTCATTAAAAACGAAATCTAAGAAAACGTTTGCAATATCACAAAAACAACGTGCAACTAGTGTTAAAAGTGTCGATTTTAGAGTAAAAAAAATGGCCCTCACGCACATGGGGCCATCTTAAATGGCTTTATCCAAATAGGAAGATATAGCCACTGGTTTTTACACATTCGAGGTGAATGTTATGTCAATGAATCTCATGGTACAAGTCTTAAAGGAAAAAATTGGAAGTCCTGCGAGAAAACTTGTTTTATTAAAATTGGCTGATAATGCCAATGACGCTGGCGAGTGCTTCCCAAGTTACAAGCACATTGCCGATCATTGCGAGATGGACAGACGGACCGTAATTCGACACGTCAAGCAATTGCAAAAAGACGGTTTCCTAACCATAGAAAAAAGGACAGGCCCAAAGGGTAATAGCTCTAATATTTTTCACATATACTTATCCACAGGCAGAGCTAAACCTAGTGACAATTTGTCACTACCTAGTGGCGATTTGTCACTACCCCCTAGTGGCAATTTGTCACCCATAACCAGTCACTCTTTTGAACCAGTCAATGAACCTATAAATAATAATGGTGCAAACGAGTTGCACCCTGTGAGTAAATCAAAGAAATCCTATCCAGATGAATTTGAGCATTTATGGAAGAGCAAGCCGCCTAGGTTGGGGTCAAACTCAAAGGCCAGCGCATTCAAAGCTTGCAACGCACGAATCAAAGAGGGGTTCAACTGGGTACAGCTTGGTAGTTCTCTTGAGGCTTATGGCGAGTTCATGAGACTTGAGGGAAAACTCAACACTCAATATGTCATGCAGGTATCAAGCTTTTTTGGAACTGGTAAGCACTTTCTAACTGACTGGCAAAAACAAATTCACGCATTCAACCATCAAGCACAACAACACGCACAACAAAATAGGAACCGTTACGATGACCAAGCCCAAGGATTTAACGCGCATCAATTCAACCCTAGCCAAAATACAACGAGAAAATCACGAGTCACTCAAGCAGTCGATAACATCCTGTCAAGATACACAAACACTTCCACACCTACAGAACGGGTTATTAACCCAACTGTCGATACCGGATTGGCTGAACATCAAAATGCTGGAGGCGTACGGTCACAGGTGGCCCCATCAGGAATTACCTTCAACATGGATTCAGGGAATATCGACGATGACAGCGAAGGAAGTCAGGACTTCATTTTCTAATTGCATCGAGAGCGGCGAAGATTGGCCCCCATCACTCTCAACATTCGTAAATGGCAAAATCGATTTTAACGCTGCTCTATCGCGTTTTAAGGCGCGTAAGCCACAAGGACGTAGGGAGGCTTGGGTTTATGAAAACGGAGGCTATCAGCTAAGGCGTAGCACATCAGAAAAGGAACTTTCACTGTACAAGAGGCTTTTTGCTGAAGCTACGCAGCTAGAAAAGTCTGGAGATCTGATTTTAAACTCAGAAAGGTTGAAGGAATTGCCCGTTAATTCTGTCAAAAATATTAATGACAAGGCTCGTGAGGAATACGAACAGAAACATGGTAAGAAACTTAACCCGCGCATAGCTCGAATACTCAGAGAAAAAAAATTGTAACAACTAACAGTTTATGATTGCATCCCTGTGCATAGGGATGTATATTCACTCTCAAAGGGGGAAAACACATGATTGCAGAATGGTTTCACATAGACGGTAGACGAATCACAGGACTTAAGCCAATCAAGCTTAGCCAAAAATCTCTAGGCCAAGCAGTTAGAGAGTGTGAATTACGTTTTAACATGGAACGAAAAACAATGATGCTTGAGGTTGCAGTTCTTGAAGGTGGCAACCGTAGGCTAGTAGTGAGTGCTGTACATGATTGATTTCGAGCGAGCAAACAAGGCTCTTGAGTACCTTGTAAGCACAGATTCAGAAGTGGGCCGACTTAAGGCCTACTATGAAAAAATGGACGCTCACAAGAAAGTAATACTAGCCACGGTATTCAATTCCGCATCAGGAACGAATTCTGAGCGCCAATATGAGGCGTTAGCGTCAAAAGAGTACCAAGACCACCTTAAAGTCGTTGAAGAGGCTCAGAGCGCGTTTGAGAAGGTTAGAGCAACGAGGCATACAGCCGATTTATTAATTCAGATGTGGCGCAGCGTGCATTCAGCGCAGCGCAAAGGCAACGTTTAATCACAAGGGGAAAGCATGGTAACTGAATTTACAATAGGAGTTGACCCGGATAGCGACAAGCATGGGGTTGCACTTTATGAAGGTGAAAGATTGACTGCTCTTTACAGCTTCACTCTTCTTGAGTTTCGAGATTTTTTGCTGGGATTCTTTGGTGATAACTTCGACGGACTTTTAGTTTTTATTGAGGATAACGTTAAGGTTGGAGCTGCCTACACTGCACAACGAGGTGAAAGCCTAAAAGTTAAACTCAACATCGCGCAGAAGATAGGCCGTGTTAAGCAAGCCCAAATTGAAGTTGAAAGAATGCTAGAAGAATTAAGCATTGATATGAAACATTGCCAACAATCAAAAAGATGGAAGAAAGGTAAAGTTGAAATTGACATGTTTAAACGCGCTACAGGATGGGAAGGAAGAAGCAACGAAGATACCCGGTCAGCATCATGGTTTGGGTGGCATGGAGCGCGTGAACGAAACTTAATGAAGGCGGTTAGGAAATGAACTTCAAGACAAAAGAACTAGAGCGCGTACTGAGCGTGTACGATAGCGGATTCAATTTAAAAGTGGCCGCAGATAAGTGTGATGTATCACCACAATGCATATGTAAAAATGTGATTAATATAGAGTATTTACTAGGCTTTCAAATCTTCCAACGAGGTCACAGAAAATACGTTGACCTAACTGAAAAGGGCGTGGAAGCTATAGAAATCATTAGAGAAATCGTTTCACACTCAAAGCTACTTGAAGTCATAAAAACACACTAATACGGGGCATAAAATGGACAAAGATAAACTGAGTTTAGAAAACAGAAAGGCTATTCACTTAGCCACTATCAGCTCATACATTCAAAAAGAATTTGGCAAAAGAATTACTGGAACTTCAGAAAAAACCACGGAATTTTTCTTTTCTAATATTCCAAAAACCGACGAAGTTCTAGAAGTAATTAGGCATGAAATGAATGGAAGAATTATAAAAGAGATTCTAGAAAGTGAAGAATACATACAGCTTGGTGAGGAATTTCTAACAAAAGCTGTCGAACTTGTGGCTAACAAGGTAGAACAAAAACTAGGAGTTAAGCACTAATGCATGAAAGAATTGAGTTTAAAATCAATGACTCAGAAGGTCAGGAAGCCTACGCCATTGTTAGAGTTGACGATATTGTAGACATTGTATTGCGTGGTCCAACCTGTACGGTAGTGACTGACAAATACGAGTACATGACCAACAAAGCTGAATACGAGAATATAAAAAAGGCTCTAGGCTCATGGATTCGTAAGCCAAATTAAGACTAACATTTAACGCTAACCCCCTTATGTGTATACTTTTAAAACACCACAAAGGGGGTTTTTTATGGGCGTTCAAAAGACAAAAATCGTTACAATCCGAGCAGGTGAAAGCATATCTGAAATTTTTTCACTTGTAGATAAGACTGACGCAGCTTTTGCGCTTCAGTTTGATGGCACAACAAATATTTCAAATATTAGAGTAAGGACTAGTGCAACACCAAAGGCGGATGGTACTAATCTTCCTATTGCAACCTTTCTTTCAAACATTCCATACACTGATGGAGAAACAATAGACTTTGTTGATCATCTAAATGTTATTGACGTTCCTACTCTAGTCTTAAAAATGATGGCTCGTTCATCGTTCCAGCTTGAAACCTTAGACGGAGGCGGCACGCCAACAGCAGTGACCAATGAATTAACTATCAAGATCTCCTACTGGGGAGGCTAAGCCATGAGAAGGCAAGAGCAACGGGGTAAATTGTCTTCACTAGTAGTTTCTGTACTAGGGACTGACGTCGAGCCTCTTAATTTTACGCCAACCGTAGCGATTACATCAGAAAGCCCACAACAGCTAACTGGAAACAATGGTCTAGTTTTGGCTAATAGTGACCTTTCGATGAAAATCGAGAGATTGCCAAACCAGCCAATAAGGGCAGTTCTGAAACATGGGCCTATTGTTATGGCTCTTGAGGGTACGCGCCTACAAATATCAACAACATATGGGAATGTATTTACTCCTTACTCCTTCGGGCTAACGGACGCTTACGGGCTTATATTTACCGGAACTCAGATAATTATAGGTGATGTCGGTTTCTTAAGACGCATTGATATAAATACTCTGACTGTTATTGATACCGTAGCAGTACCGCATGACTACCATTTTATTAGGCATGTTGACGGGCGTATGTTTGTGGCAGCTCGCGGGGCTAATATCGTTCGTTTCTCTGATGACTGGGGTACTAACTTTACAGATGCTACTTTAGTCGGAGGAAGTGCAAGCAACATAACTAACGTTAGAGTTTCACAGTACACGACTGGCCGTTCTTATGTGTGGAATGGGGTTGCACAATTCAGCACGAACTCAGACCAACCAGCCGTTACCTACACGGCTTATAGTGCATTCCCGGCAACTACTTCGACTTTTGTCGATTTCCTAGAGATTGCCAGTGGTGAATTGCTCGCGGTAGTGGCTAACGATGGAATTTACAGAAACACAGACCCAACGAATGCAGCGTCAGCATGGACACAGGTACAAGCGGCTACAACTCTACTCGGTCAAATATCCGAGCTAACCGATCGCATTGTTGTGAATGGCGATGGAGGCATATATACCAACCTCGACAAGACTGGCCTAACTTGGACGTTTACCAACTTGCCAGAACTCGGGGCGCAGAATGGTGGTATTGATGCGGATGACTTGACGTATATTACCGATGAGGTAACAGGCGATCTTCTTTATGATGAGATAACCGACCAGTTTATTACCGAGGAAGTCCCTACACCTCTAGCCCTTGGCGGTATGGTTTATTGGTTTAACAGCAAATTGCAGCCAGTGACCAACACAGACGGGCGCATAATGACTGTTGCGACTGATAACTCATCATATGACGCAGCCAGCACCCTAGAGAATACAATCGCATTTTGGAGGGCTACAGCCTTTGACCCTAATGTGATCGCATTTGACGGGAAAGTGTCAAGCGGTGTCAACCTAAGCAATCCATCACAGTTAAATAATATCTGGGCAGGTGGCGCGACAGCCGTTGCAGTTATTGACCTTTTCGATAACAAAACGGAAGAGGCTCTATATCAGAAAGTGCAATGGGCTTTAACCATTGATAACCCTACCTCTGGTGTGTCGTCAATTCGATTACAGCACTCATCAGCAGGGACAAACTACAGCTTTACAACTGACACACAAGCCTTTGTACATGGTCAACCTAATGTAGTCATATGGACTTGGGACAAAGATACACCAAACACAGACCCGCTCATATACTTAAACGGCGTTTCTCTGTCTGTGACCAAGGATGCAGGAGGGGGCGCAACGGATGACGATTCAGGTAGTGACTTACGTGTTGGCCGTAATGCTACAGGCGATAAGCCTTTCAATGGTGAATGGTTCGAGGGTGTCTTGTATCGCAGAGCGCTAAGCGGTCCAGAAGTCACAGAGCTAAGCGATTTCTTGATCAATGAGTGGGCCATAGGCTCAGGTCGTGAAAGTCCGGCCATTCCATACACGGCACAAGATGTACGCATATGGTTTGACCCTAGTTATACTGAGTTGTTAAGCCCGTCAACCGTTGGCGATTTCTCGTCACTTCTCGATAAGTCAGCGAAAAACAATGCACTTGGTGTCAATGCTGGCGTGCCTCAAGTGGTACTCAACTCTCTAAATGGTCGCCCTGTCATCGAGGACAACGGCGGGAGCTTGTCTGTTAATACTAGCGCGGGAGTGAATAACTTGTGGTCTGGCGGTGGTGCTTCACTCGTTTATGCTGGCCGTATAGATAATATTGCGGGTTCATGGGGGACACTAGTCGATAAATCATCATGGACTTTAAGGGCGAGAGTTTCAGGTAATCAGATTTACTTTAATTTCATTCACGATACTACTGGCACAAACTGGGAGTATGAAACCACTAGCGCCCCAATTAATACGGGTGAAGACTTCCACTTGATTATGATGTGGAATAGTGGCCTACCAGTAACACCGCCCACGTTATATGTTAATGGTTTGGTTGTTTCTATGCCTGTTTTGGTTGTTGGTAGTGGAACTCTAGTTTTGGAAAGCTCAGAAATGAGATTTTTAAACAACAACATAGGAACAGAGCAACAAGACGGCCAACTATACGAGTTTTTCTATTCGAATAACTTCTACTTACCAACTGTAGAAATCGACGCAGTTAACAGCTATCTATCACAGAGGTGGATTCAATGACAACCAAAGATATGAAAACCTACATTGAGGGGAAAACCCAAACGCCTCTCAATGATGATTCTGACTTTTTGAATGTAACATCAAGCCAAGTAACCAAGAGTAAAACACCTGACATATTCAATGCGGTTAATGCGCTTAACACGGTACTTGTGCAAACTCTTGCGGATTTACCGCCCTTAATTGGTGGCGTTCGTAACTTTGGTACTGCATTTCCTGACGGTACAGTGTTTGAGATTGGTGCGCCTATTGTCGAGGGTGATGTAAAATGGCTACTTTCCACTAACCAAGTTATTTTCAGTAACTCTAAAACTAACTCAATTATCACGGGCTCAAGTGGGCCATTCATTGAAACGAGCCTACACAATGAGATCACTCTAAGAGGCTTAACAATTGTCAGTACTGGCGCGGCTGGCGCTATTGGTATCAACCCTGTAACGAATGACATCATAACAAAGCGTTTTATTGTCGAAGATTGCGTGTTTGATAACTTTGAGACTACTTGCCGAGGCGCTGGCGCGTTTGTTCGCTGGATTAACTCAGAATCTAGAAACTCAATGAATCACTTTGATAGCCTAGATTGTGCAATTGAATTTAGTAACCCTATTCTTGCTAACCAGCCAGCGATTGCAGGTTCAACCTACATCAAGATTAGGCAAAGTGACCCGCTAAACTTCACAACCATTTTGACAAGTGGTTCTGTGCAAATTGCCGCAATGACGGGAGAGACAGTATTCGACTTTGACCCGTCTATCACTTCAAACCTACTTATTAACACGGGTATTTATGCGAACCCTGGTCAAACGCCTACGATATTCGCAGAAGAAGAAACAGGAGATATAACAGCAATCGGTAATAATGGCGGTTTTGCTCAATATACAACGTCTGTCGGTCACTCAAGACAGATTAACGACTTTGTTTATATCGAGGGTGACTGTGCGACTACTGGCGCTCAGAAGATTACCGCAAGGACAGGAACAACCTTTACCACAGATAAAGCCTTTGTTGACACTATCGCTAACTTTGTGACGTTCTCCAGTAACCTAACGGAACGAAGCTCAAACGTGAAAGTTTACGGTGCAGAGGGATTACCTCGAACCCGTGTGTTTGGTATCAATGCGATCAATACAAACGTTGTGACAGTAATCAACACATCAGGGATATTCGAAAGAATTAACGGAACTTGGTCAGGTCATGCGGGAGGCCAAACCTATGCAGCCGATCCAGCCGTTGAAGCTTTAGACCCTAAAGTAAATATAATGACTCGATGCGAGGCCGTTCAAGGTGGCAAGATTACTTATCTAGGCCCAACAGGTAGGCGCATTCGTGTAACTTATCGAGGTGGCACTCAAGATATAGGCTCAGCCGATACAGTAAAACATGCAATTAGGCTAAATGGCACGACCATTAAGGCTACATCATTAGGCCCAAGTTTACGATCAGGGACGGACACAACAACCTATTGCTGCTTTGATTACATCGCTACACAAGGCGACTTTTACGAGGCTATGTGTACCAACGAGGTTAATCTCGACGCAGTAGCTAACGATTTAGGTTCAATCTTAATGGTAGAAAACCTAGATGTATAAAGTTACACTGTCGCGGTCAGCCAGTCCCGTTGCTGACTAGAGAGATGGCCCCTTAATTGGGGTCATTTCTTGAACACAGTTGCACAGCTAGTTAAAATCCAAAAAAAACGGGACAAAACTTATGATTCATCTACTTAAAGCAATACTGCTCCTTAGCTGTATATTGGCAGGGTTCAATATATACGCATCTAAAAACCCCTACGATAAAGCACATTGGGTTAAAGCTCACGGCAATGTAAAAGGCCATTGGGCAGGAAATCCAAATTCCGGTGTTCATTGTAAGAACAACATTTGCCAGCGCGAGGCGCGCTTTTCATGGGAGTATTAATTGATAAGCTCTTTAGTCTCTGGGCTGAAAAAGTGAAACCTTCATTTCTGATTCTAACCCTCGTGTTTTTACTTGGGTATAGTCAGCTTACTGGTGAAGTTAAAGAGGCTAAGGTGGGTTACGCCTACGCAATACTACTAGACGGCTTTGGGGTGCGAGAGTTTAACCAGACGCCTCGAAAGGTAGCTTATGAATGGTATCGTAAGGGTGATGCTCGTTTCGTGGCTCTCAGGTACATTTGCACAGTAGACCAAAACGAATTAAAGAAAAGGTTTGACGAGCAAACAGTTCATGAATTGTGCGGAATTAGATAAGGCCCGTACTGGGCCTTTTTTACTTCTTGCGCTTGCCGCCTGTTTTCTTCTTGCGGCCACTCTTTCCGTACATTCCAGCCATTATTTACCCTTCTTCATGTGTTTGAACATTTCTACTTGCTTAAGTCTTTTCTCTGCGGCTGCTTTAGTCTTGTACTTGCCAAGGTTTTTCCCTGTCTTGCTTTTGACTTGATAGCCGCCTTTAACTTTTACGATCATAGAACCTCACATTTTTAAGTAATAACTATCCCAATCTCCACGCAACATCATGCCAGCCATCCGGTTAGCTCGGTTAGGAACCTGACGCGACCAAAGACTATCAAGCATTTCGTCGTGTGCTCGCTTCCAATCGTGGTCAATGACAGCACCTAGAAACTGTTTGAATCCATTAAGGCCAGCAGCACCGAGCTGATAAGCCATTGCAAGAATAACAGAATGACGAATCTCGTTTTCACGGCAAGCACTCAAAGCTAACTCAATGCGTTTAAACGGATCGCATTGCTCAATTTTCTTATCGAGTGATGCTTTTAACCAAGCCTCGGCCACTTCTTTATTGACTTCAAATTGATACATATCAAGGCTTGCATGTTTTGGACCTAATCGCTGTCCATGCCCTACAGTTGGATATCCTTCTGTATCAATGTAAGGCTTAGAGCTGAATCCCTCGTCAATTTTAAGCATGTCTATGACATTCATCATTTTTTACCCCGTTTCGTACTAAGTGGATCACCACCAAAATATCCATGAATAGTTATACCACACCAAGTAACCACGGCACCGAAAATCATATCAGCCGCTTGCTTGTTGCTTGGTGGAATTGGGACTTTAAACATTGCATAAGTCATTGCAGCGAACAGGAAGAACAGAATAACCGTGATGATAGGTGGCATCATGCTCGACTTATAAACGTGTCTCGCGTCTTGCCTGTCAGCTTGGTCTATCTTTGCGTGTTCAACTGAGGCGGCAATCACAGCCTTTTGTAGTTCCACTTCATGTGTACTTTGCAAGCTTACGATTTTATGTATTGCGTCGGGGTCTGATAATGCCTTTTTTATTGATTCTGGATTGTCATCACAATTCAAAGCACTTGATATTAATGTGCCTATACCAGCACCAGCAGGGCCACCAAGAGCGCCCCCAATGAGAGGCGCGTATTTTGAAATCTCTTTTCCTATGTCTAGCCAGTCCACTATTACACCTATAACACTACTGCATTCACTTGGTCATTTGTTGTTGCTGCTTCAATTTCATCCTGTGCCTTGGCATATCGCTCATTGCATGAGTTAACGTAAGTATTCATATCATCAAATACTTGGTTGGCCTCAGTAGCAGTAAGCATAACCATCTTTCCACCATCTACGACCATTCCACCGCCAGCCATTTTAGCCATCATAATTCTGCTTTGGTTTTCAAGTGTGCTTTCGTAGCTAACACCATCAGAGCTAAAACCAGCGTACACAAGAGTATTGTATTCGTCGGTAATCTCTTTAAGCTTGGCCTCTTTGCACTCTTCAAGTGTAGGGGGTGCGATATCACCCCAGCAAAAGCAATCATCTTTAGAGTCCCACTCGCAATACTTACCCTCTGGAGGGTTATTGCACCAATACTCTTTCCAATTATCAGTTGAAACCGGAGCGCCATCGCTAGGAATTGGATTAGAATCTGGATAATTTAGCCTTGAATCATAACAAGCGTTTTTGCTTGGTGAATAAATTATATAACTCATATTAAAAACCTATTGCTATCCAAAAGTTAGGGACTGCCGACTTGAAGAATGAGAACTGCGTAGAACTTAAAGCCGTTATTATAAAGACGAAGTCTCCAGTTCCCGCACTTTCAGTAGTACCTACAACAGCAAAAGCATTGGTTGGAAATGCTATTGGGAAAACAGTATTACCAGTGTTTGCCGCCTGAACATCGCGCCCCCATTGAATGATTAACCCACTAGGTAGGACTTGATATCCATTCTGTCCAATAACGCTTGCAAAGTCACTGATGTTAGGTACTTTTTGGTCACCAGCAGGTCCGGAGAATATATCACCAAACAACTCAAGAATTGCTGCGCCTTGAGAATCAGTGCTTTGCCTAACCCTCATCATGTTGAATACGGAGCCAGCGTTGTTTCTTCTTGCCACATCAAAGAATGTAGGGGTAGCAACCCCTT